GATACTCATACTTTAATTGAACAGTATCTGAAGAACATGGATTGCAACTCTGATGTTCTTCCTATTTCAGAACATCTCTTTCAAATTGCAATCCCTGCTCTTAAACGTATAAATAACATTTATACCCTTGAAGGTTCTCTTTATAGTCAATACTTGGGTGTTGCAGGCACTGTCGATTGCATCGCAGAGTTTGATGGAGAACTTTCAATCATCGATTTTAAGACTTCTAAACAACCTAAACCACGAGAGTGGATTGATGGATACTTCGTTCAGTGTTGTGCATATGCGTGTATGCTTCACGAACTCACTGGATTATCTGTAAAGAAGTTTGTAATTATTATGACTTGTGAGAATGGAGAAGTAGAAGTCTACGAAGAATACAACAAGAAAAAATACATAAAATTGCTTACGCAATATATCAAGAAATTTGTAAACGATAAGTTAGAACAAGTTTCTTGACTTTTTATTCCTTTGTGTTAGAATGAACAAAAGTTGAGGAAAAAGATTGTACATCACTGTGTTAGGTCAAATGGAGAATCAATTAGAAAAAGCACTAGAGAATAAGTTTTTCTGTCCTTCTCGATTTGCCCAAGAGATTGAGAATCTCGTACAACATAATGAGGATATGAATTACATTGATGCCATCGTTCACTTTTGTGAAAAGAATAGTATTGATGTTGAATCTGTTCCAAAACTTATTTCAAAACCATTGAAAGAAAAGATTAAATACGAAGCCATGGAGTTGAACTTCTTGAAGAAGACTTCTCGTGCCAGATTGGTTTTTTAATTTCATTTTTAGTGGAAAAATTTTCCCGGTAAAAATCCCTATATTACTTTTTTGAATGGTGCCTTTTGATACTTATAAGACTTACCTTGCTCTGAAGAATCATTTCACAAAAGATTCTTATGATTATCACAAGTATCAAGGTAAGAGTCGTGCATCACTACAATCCTTTTATAAACGGAAGGATAGATACTGGTTTGAAAAGTTATCCAGACAAAAAGAAGATAAAGAAGTTATAGATTTTTTTGTTGCAAACTTTATTAGTTGCACTGATCCTCAGACAGTATGGATTGGTGAATTAATTAAAGAAGGAGAATTGAGATATAAGTCTTGGCAGAAAAGAATTCAATCTCTTTCTTATTTGTTTAAGGAAGAATCTCAACAATTATTTGAAGACAAATTTGAAGAAGTGTTTGATTGTTCTAAGGGACATCCACTTCTCTTAAAAAATTTCCTGATCGGTAATATCAGTATAGAAACACTGGTGATATACGACAAGATATTCCTGTTCGGGAAGAACTTTGATAAGAAACTAAAAGACCCTGTGTGGGAAACCGTCAGTTTAAAAATGAGAAAGTATTCACCTTTCCTACATATAGATGTATTCCATTATAAAAAAATACTTAAAGAAGTCGTTGGGGGAACATGAGTTTTTTTGATTCTGAAGTCGTCCGTGCTGAGATGGCTGAAATTTCTGATCTTCAGGAAGATATCTATAGAAATGTATTTGAGTTTCCTCGAATGAATCGAGAGGAAAAATTATTTCATGTTGCTCTCTTAGAGAGATTATTGAATAAGCAACAGATTCTTTATACTCGTCTTAAACTTTCTGATGACCCTCAAGCAATTCAGATGAAGGAAAGAATTCAAGAATCTGCTCAGATGATGGGACTTCCTTCCAACGTTGATATGAATGTTATCTTTGGTAACATGACTCAACTTCTTGAAACCATGAAGGAACGCATTGACAATACAGGTTCTGACCTGTAAACTAATGGAGTACACACAGGCCAAATCCAAACAATCCGAGGTATACAAATGTCATTTGAAAATCTGAAGAAGCAATCTAAACTGGGTTCTCTTACTGAGAAACTGGTGAAGGAAGTAGAAAAAATGAACACCAGTGGTGGTGGTCCAGACGATCGTTTCTGGAAACCAGAGATGGACAAGACTGGTGTTGGTTCTGCCATCATTCGTTTCCTACCTGCTCCTGAGGGAGAAGATCTTCCTTGGGTCAAGATGTACTCTCACGCCTTCCAAGGTCCTGGTGGTTGGTACATTGAGAACTCTTTGACCACTACTGGTGGTAAGGATCCTGTCTCCGAGTACAATCGAGAACTGTGGAACAGTGGTACTGAAAAGGATAAGGAAACTGTGCGTAAGCAGAAACGCAAACTGTCTTACTACAGCAATATCTATGTTGTAAAGGATCCTGCACATCCTGAGAACGAAGGTAAAGTCTTTCTGTTCAAGTTCGGCAAGAAGATCTTTGATAAGATTCTGAATGCAATGCAACCTGAATTTGAAGATGAAGAACCCATCAATCCTTTTGACTTCTGGTCTGGTGCTAACTTCCGTTTGAAGATCCGTAAGGTTGAAGGTTACTGGAACTACGACAAGTCTGAGTTTGATCGTTCTTCTGCACTGTTGGATGACGATGATGCTCTGGAAGCACTGTGGAAGAAAGAGTATTCTCTCTCTGCTATTGTTGCTCCCGACCAGTTCAAGTCCTATGAAGATCTTGAAAAGCGTCTGAAGTATGTTCTGGGTCAGAAACCTGCACCACGTCCTCGTTTGGACGAAGAGGTTGATGAAGAAGATAACGATCGTGGTTCGTATACTCCTGACTTCTCCTCACGTTCACAGAAGTCTGAACTTCCTGAAGACCTAAGTGCTCAACTCAACAACTTGAGTTCCTCTAAGTCTGATGAGGATGAGGATGATGCTCTGAGTTATTTCCAGAGGTTGGCAGAAGACTGATTATTCAAACAGTCTGATATTATCTCCTTTCTTTAAGGTAGCATTCACATACTGAGTGCTACCTTTTTTGTATGGCATAATATCATCGAGATCATTAAAGACTACATTGAGATACTGTGGTTTAAGTGTAAAAATATTTCTCTTATTATCTTCTATCTCAGATTCATATTGATAGTTTGTAACTGCTGTTACTACCTCTGTGGATGGTAAAGTCACATAATAACCAAGACCATCATCATAATATTCGTAATAATATGCATTACCCACACCAAGGTTTCCTTCAATGGTAAATAAAACTTCTTCAGTTCCATTGATTGTTGGATTTGCAACTGATGGAATTTCTGGTAGTTCGTAATTAAACGATATTGCAATATCATTAATTGATGCAAGAATAGAAGTAACTACAAATTTACCATTATATGCGGGTAAAGATACATTATTGATTGATACTTGATCACCAACTCTCAAACCTTGAATACCATTATCCATCGATACGGTAACAGTTGTAGAAGCAACACCTGCACTTCCAGCAAAGATTTGATTAATTGATGTTTTAGTTACTTGAATAAAGTTTCCATTGGTTCTCCAAGTATTTGGAGTTTTAAGTCCACCAGGAAGAACAGTAATACCTCTGGAGTTTTTGACTTCTACTGTTTCATAATGATGAACTCCAGAGTATAGAGTTTCATAGGATCCATACTTTTCCAAGAGTATTTGATCAAAAGATGTCTGGGGTAATGGCCACTCAGTTTGAACATTAAGAATATTATTTGAGAGAAGAACTACCCAATCTAATGTAGAATCATTGTAGAGTTTGTATGCAACATTATCTGGTCTTTCGTCCCCAATAATCTTATACTTTGTAAAGAAGTTTAGATTGCCGAAAATGTCAGGACGAAGTTTTCCTTTTTTGAAAAGGTTCTTTACTTCAATGTAATTTGAGATGTCAAGATTATCTGCATTACGATTAACATATTCAAAGTTTGGTACTTGTCTAAAGTAAGGTCTTGCCATTTTTAGTAACCCATATCGTTGTCGGTGTCTTTATAATCATCTTCATAGATTGGAGCAATTTCTGAGAACTGCATTGATACTGTATATGAAGTCATTGATCCATCTGTATATGTTGCATAACTTCCATCTGGAGTATAGTCAACATTAAAGTTTGTCAGAGCACACGGTTTAATCTTATTCAAGAATGGATGTTGTCCACCTTGAGAATATACATAGGTCAACTTAAAAACATATGGTGTTTTAAGAAACAAACCTACATTATTTCTTCTTGCTGCCATATGTTTTTTGAAGTGTCTTATAATCTGTTTGATTACTTTAGATTCACCTTCCTCTCTTGGAGTAAATCTGTAAGAGTAATTAAATGTTCTGAGTTGGGGTCCTCTGAAAAGCAATTCTAAGTTTGGATTTATAACTTTTCCAGTGGAACGAGTAAAGATATTTGCTCCAACTGCTTGACCTGCAAAGTATGATGTGATAACATATGGATCTTGATCTAGTTCTAATCCAACTTGTTTTAGTGATGATTGAATCCGTGCCATAGCGTTCTTACCAGCACCACCAAGATCTAATTTAGCCAGATCACCAATCATTCCTCCAGCAACTCTAGCACCTGCTAACTGAAGTGGATTTAACTGATCAGCACCCCAATCAACGGAGTTGCTATCAGATATTCCAGGTTGCATTGGAAGAGCAATGTAATTACCTATTGGATTACTAAGATTATCTTCTGGACTTTTTAATTTAAATCCTTTTCCACCAAGCAAATCTTCCGATCTATTCAATTCGTGAGTGGTTATTTTTAAGAAGTCATAACCACCATCATTATTTAATGGATATCTTAAAATTTCAGATGCTCCTGTAGAAGTGCTAAAAAGACTTTGATCTTCAAGAGGTTTTGAGATAGATGTGTCTGATTGTGTTGTTGTCGGTTCTCCTGCTGCTGGTGCTACTCCGTCTGCTGCGGGCGTGGGAGCATCTGCAGGTGGTGCTAAATTGGTTCCAAGAATAGTATTAATCTTACTATTTCCTCCTCCAGCATTTCCACCTATCCCTCTATTAACAACTGGAACTGCTTGATTTCTTATTAAATTTGTTGCATTAAGTGTTCCTGAAAAATATTGTGTTTCCTCTACACTAGAACCTCCAATAGCAGGAACAAAGCTTCCTTTCTTTGGAATTTCTCCTATCTTTACATCTACAAAAATTCCACCACTTTTACTTTTTCTAAAAATATTTGTTGTTCCTGCATCGGTTACTGATACATAATAACCTGCTACATCTGGCACTGAATTATTTGGAATAGTTAATGGAAAATATTGTGGCGGATTATCTTGATAAGTAGTCATTAGAAATCCTCCCCAACTACAAAAGGATTATTCATCTCAATTTTGTGTAGAGTATGAGACATTATAGACTTTCTAGTTATTTAGTCCTGATTTTCCCATAAGGTAATGAACGAAGATAATCAATTTCATTTTGTTTAACTAGATGAAGTGCTCCCGCAACTTCTTGCCAGGTATAGTTTCTCATCATACCCCAATGATAGTTAAATCCTCTAAATCCCCATCGTTGTATTTCAGTTACTGCAACTAATGGGTGTTCATCGTATTGTATTTCTGGAGTTTTTGGTATGTATATAAAGGTATAATAGTTTCCTGGATCTGGAACATATTCTATCTCACGAAATACTTCTAAAATACTCATCATAATTAAGTCAGCATCTTCCGAACCATCAAGTTTCCTTTTAAGTTGAGATATTCTTG